ACTGCGAGCAGTTATTTCTCAAAACTATAGAAAGCTGCAACCTTACCGTAAGAACTCTTACGAAGCTGTAAGACAATATGTAGGTAGGCACTATACGGACGACGGTACTTCTGACCGTGTACCGATGAACTACATTCAGCTTGCTGTCCAAATCTACGGACGAATGCTTACCTCTCGAATGCCACAGGTTACGGTTAATACTAAAAACCAAGAGTTAAAGCACGTAGCAGCTAGGGCACAACGTCTAGCCAACGCAATGCTTAAAGAAATTGATTTTGGCTCTAAAGTAAGAGAGTGGGTCAACGCAGGCATGTTTGGAATGGGCATCCTTAAGGTAGGGTGGGCACAAACCGACATTATGCACTACACCACTGACGCCCAAGAAGAAATACAACTACCTGTAGGACGAACGTTTGTAGACCCGATTCTTTTAGACGACTGGGTACAAGACCTGCAATCTAAAGGTAAGCCGTGGGAACATTGTTCGTTTATGGGTCACAAGTACCGAATGTCTCTTGACCAAGCACAAGCGTTTCCTGATTGGAACGAAGACGCTAGAAAGTCTTTGACAGAACTTGTTGAGTCTCGGACTACTGAAGGTGGTGATCCTAAGCTCGGGACTATTTCGGGAAGCTACAACCAAAACTCGGAAAGCATCCGAGAAGAAGTAGAAATCTGGGAAATCTATCTTCCTGACACAAATGAAATTGTAACTTTCGCAGCAGATGGAGATTCGTCTGACGACAAAGCACATTCAAACGAACCATTAAATATTACTAAATGGCAAGGACCAAAGCAGGGTCCATGCTTTTCAGGTCCGTATCATTTCTTAGGATTCGATTGGCCTATTGGTCAAAGTATGCCTGTGCCTCCGGTTGCACACTGGAGAGACGTACACGAACTAGCAAACCAGATTCTTAACAAGAACGCACGTAAAGCTCTTAGGCAGAAAACTGTGTTTGGCTTTCAGTCTGGTCACGACGAAGATGCTCGTCGACAACGAGAGGCGGGTGACGGGGATATGGTTCAGATGAACGACCCCAACTCCGTAAAGGTGTTTGAAAACCCAGGAATTGACCAGCAATTACTGTCCTACGGAATGTCGTTAGACAATATCATGGACAAGATTGGCGGTAATCTTTCAGCATTGGGTGGCTTAGGACCGCAGTCGGAAACTGTTGGGCAGGACCGAATGGCGTTAGGTCAAGCCAATACTCGCGTTGATGACATGCGTAACGAAACCTTTGAAGCGGTTACCAGCGTATGCAAAAGTCTTTTGTATTACTGGTGGAATGACCCTGTGCAAGACTTTGAAGACGTAGTGCATGTGTCAGATTCTATTCAAATGCCTTTTAATATAGCCGCAGAGTCACGCGGAGAAATCTGGCATGAGTTAAATTTTGACGTTCGACCCTACTCTATGCAGCACTCTACTCCTGAGCAAAGGGCACAATTCGTATTGGAATTAGTTAATAACCCCAATATGATGCAGATGTTACAGGAAAGCGGCAAGATGTTTGATATGGATAAAATCATATCACTTCTGTCAGAATACAATAATATCCCTGAACTGATGGACGTAATCGTAAATCAGGACGGTCAACCTATGATGGGTCAAGAGTCTGTTGGGAAAAAGCCAGGGTCAAATATGCCAACAAACACTACCCGAACGTATGAACGAGTAAGCAGGCCGGGAGCAACGGATCGCGGCCAAAACCAAATGATGCAGCAAATGTTAGCAGCCCAAGGTAACCAACAACCCCAGATGAATAGTGGCTCGCCTCAACCTTAAAAACCTACATGAGATTACTGAAAAATACGGCGAAAAACTTTTATATGCTTTACTTTCCGAAGAAAAAGTAACGATAGACGCAGAACCTTATGGCACAGAATTAGTAGAGTTGTTTTTAGAGTTTCCTGAAAGCATGGAAAAACTGCCACGGACATTTTTAAGCGACAAATTAAAAACATTAGGGTGGGACATTAGTGAGCGAGATTAGAAAACATTATTTGTATAAAGACGCCGATGGTGTATTGCGGTGGCATGAACACCCACAAGCACAAGTAACTGGGTCTGCTCCGGCAGAGTATTGGTCCCACAACCTTGGGGTAAACCCAAACCAGATACCGGAACTACGCTCACACTTAAAGAAACATGGTCTTGATAGCACCGAGGTACGTGGCGATGGTGCAGTTAAGGTCCGAAGTAATGGACACCGCAACAAACTACTAGCGTCTTCTGGTATGCACGACAAAGACGCTTGCTACAGACAAAGGGCTAAATAATGCCTGACGTTTGGGACTATGCAGAAAAGCAGCTTTCAAAAAAAGCATACGAAAAACTTTTATTTGACACTCGCATGTATGGCAACAATCCACAAAACAAAAAAGTTGTGGATTTAATAAAACAAGGAAAAAGCGTTGACGAAGCGTTTGAGCTAGTTTACCCGCAGAGGCAACTTTCTCCAGAAGAAGAAAAAGCGTTGTTTGATGTTGACGAAACGGACGACTCTTTAGGCAATGACAATAATTTATGGGGACCACCAAGACAACAAGAATCCCCACAGTCGGCTGAACTCGCTCCACAGGAGCCAGAACCAACCGGAGCGTTTCAGGAATACAAAAAAAGCCTTGAACTGCCGCCACGAAGATTATTTCCCATGCTTCGCCGCAGACGATTTTTTAGACAATAACAGACAGAGAGCTAAATAGTGGAGCCTAACCCCCATTTGCATAAACCCGCCCAAATGCTTTTGGAAAAAGGTAGACAGCCTAAAAAGGTACCCGACGAACAGTGGTTAAGAGAGTATTGGGAGAACGAAAATAAAAACAATATAGACCCTGGGTTTTACCGAGAGTGGCCAGGGTCTACGGATGATATAGACCCTGGGTTTTACCGAGAGTGGCCAGGGTCTACGGATGATATAGACCCTGGGTTTGAACGAAAGTGGCCCTCACCTGACCCTAAAGACCGATACCGAGACTATGCCGAAAGTTTCAAAGACCCGGCGGTGTGGAATAGAAGCAAAAGTCCTTTAGATTATAAGGACTGGTTGCGAATGACTCGGTGGAGACATGAAGAACGTGGGCCGCACGCTATGATGTATAACCAAGATAACCCAGAGTGGTGGCGAACCAACAGACAAAGGGCTAAATAATGCCAGCTAATTCACCATATCCAGGCGAGTCGCAAGAACAGTTTGCTATGCGGCAACAAGAAAACGATCCAGCGGTACGCAAAGCTATTGCACAGCGGTTTCCTGATGCGTTGCCGGACAAACTAGATGAAGTGTATCAATCGTGGCTGGCATTCGCAGAAGGGCAAGGCGGTCAACCAGACCTAGAACAGTTCTTTCAGCAGTACGAAGCTGCACCACAGGGATTCGGAGGCAGAGAGGTTAATCAAGAACTTCCCCCTGAGCTTTTAGCACGAATGCAACAGGGACAACAAGAACCGCCTATGGGCGGGCAATATTCTTAGGAGAAAATGATGCCAGAACTACCAGAGAACGTAGAGAACGCAATTCTCGACGCAGAACTTACACCGGATGAAAAAATTGTCGCGGAGGAACAAGCGCAAGAAAAGCTAGAGCCGGTTGTAGACATTAAGCCAGAGGGTGAAGGTCCACGGGATTTACCCGAGGAACCGCAGGTCGACCCGCAAACTAACGGGCAGCTACCAGAACATTTAGTGTCCCGAGCCAAAGAGTTTAACTTTTCGGACCAAGAGCTTGCAGCATTTGAATCTCCAGAGCATTTGGAGTATTGGCTAAACAAGTTTGACAACGAAATGATTAACCGCTTTCAAGGTTACGAACAACAGTTTCAACAGCAACCTCAAGAGCAAATGCCGCAGCAACAAATGCCGCAACAGGAAATGCCGCAAGAAGCACCTCCTGCTGAAATGCAGTACGACGAGTACATGGATGAAGGCATCAAGGGAAACTTTGAAGCGTTGCAGGCTCAGATTAAAAAACAACAAGAACTGATTGATTACATGGCCTATCAGGGTTATCAGTCAGACC